TAAGTAGTAGCTGTCAATGGGGTGCATACTATGTTTACATCAAGGAAACCAACTAATTTGTGTGGCTTGTTTGCACCAAACTCAGATACCGGAACCATCCATTGAACATCGTCACCCTCTGAACGATCGTAATCGTAAGTAACCATGATTTTAGATGTACCGGCATTAGTTCGATCCATGAAACGAGCATCACGAGATTGTACGTTTACCATTCTAGGGTATAGAAAAGTGTCAGTCGTACTATCTTTTGTACCCCTGATGTTACCGCAGATATCAACTTCAATTACACCAAAAGCAAAACAAACGTTTTTAATTTTAGCGAATTGCTGATTTGAAGCTCCCCAAATCTCATAATTTTTAGTCTTTAGACCATCACGAAGCTTGAAACTAGAATCATCATCAGCTGTTTCAAAAGCAGCTTCTGCTGTTTCTTTCGTAACATTTTTCAATTCACGAATAGGATACCATCTCTTTGATGGATCTGTGTTGTTGATCTTTGCTAAGATCTCAGTCTCTAAATCTGCTGTGAGATCAAGACTGTTTCTAGTTCCGTCGGTAGCATTTAATGGTACCAGGAACTGAGCGTATTCAACGTCAAACGATTGTTGACCTGAAACACCTGTGTTCTTATAAGTTACTTCGCATCCGCAACCTCCTGTGTTTTTAGAACTCATTTTTTTCTAATTTTTATTTAACAATAAGTGGAATAGTGTACCGTAAAATCAAACCTTACAAGGTGTCGATGACTGGTGCTACTCCAATTCAAGTCATCTTTTTTAAATTCTCTATAAACATCTTCTACTCCAGTAAACATCGAATTTAATTCCCAAGAATCACCTCCTACTGTTAAAACTTTTTTGATGATGTCATTGTGCATCAACTCATCTGGCTTCTGAGTTTCGTTTGGATAAAGCTTTGTGATATCACAAGAAAAGATCAAAGAAACATCTGTCTGATTATCACCATTATCAAATGAAACCTGATCATCCTTTAAAAAGAATGAAGTAACATCGACTTTATCATTGAATAGTGTTTCAAGGTTGTACTCTTTTGTTCCACTCATATACTCTGGCTTGTAGAAAACTGTTCCGTTTTCATCCAAGTGACGAGTTTTATAAACACGAGGTACTGACTCCCAATCAACACTTCCAAGTGGATCACCCCATAAAGGGTTCAAACTATCCCACAACATATCTTGCATGAAGTTAATCGCACAATCAATGCCTACTGGGTTGTTTCTTAAAATCAAACTCATACACTGTAACTTCTTACCGTTAACGAATTATCATCGTCCGACAAATGAGAATCAAATGTTCTTTCAATTGATCTATATGCTTTGTCGCGCTCTTTGTAGAATCTGCTTACTACTGTATCATTCTTGGTGTCTTTCAACTCTGTAATGTACATCTTTCTGTGTTGCTCACGTTGCTCTACATTGCTTCTTGTGTTCGAATTGTTCAAGAACATTTCAAATGTCATTAGCTCAAATGTGCATCTAACAAACTTCGCTAGATATTGTAGGTTGTTTTCAACGTAAACACTACTGTCAAGAAATGCAGTAACGTTTAGTCCAATACCGTTGTCCTGTTGGTTAATCGTATAATCAAGATTATCAAATCCTGTTCCTTGCGCTGTAACTGTGTACGCGGTAAAACCATCATATCTCAGTATATCAACAAAGGCCTCAGATTGTAACATAACTTCTGAACTATCAACTAAGAAGTAAAATATACCCTTACCATAGAAAGAATAATTTAACTCTTTAAAAGACAACTTACCGTCACCACCAACAACTGACAACGTATCAATTAGTTCACCTTGGTTGACAACATATACATTGACTGACCCAGCTATCGTGTTACGAATAGCCATTTGATTTATTGTCAATCTAACATAATCAGTGTTTTTAGGCTCTAAAGCCCAACCAAAGTAATCCCCTGTTGGATTTAAGTTTGTTAACTCACCACTACCATAAAGATATTGATTATCTACCAATCGTTTTTGAAGGTTTAACTCTGTTATCACGCGGTCTTTCACTTGATATATGAGGTTTTTAAGCCTCAAAGAATCTATATTTGTCTCAAGCCAGAATGATGAATCGCTTGTCGGTTCACCTGTGTTAGCTTGAATACATTGATATATAGTACCTCCATCATTAACAATATCAGACTTACTTCTAGTGTTTTCGTAAACACCATAAGCAGTTGTATTATCGTAAGCATCAAAAGTAATTGAAATGTCAGGTAAGAACGATATCAGATTTTGAAGCGTTATTGATGGATGAACACCGCTATTCAACGGTAAACTACCGCTTGTATTAGTGGTTAATTCACTATCAAAAGTAACACCACTTGTTGTAAAATCTTCTACTATTCTAAGTAACATTCCAACTACTTTTTTTGATTCTTAATTACGCTTCACTAGCCCAAATACCAACTCCTCCAGAGATATACCATTCAGTGTCTGCAACAGCAGTTAGAATGATGTAATCACCTTTGTTAGCTGTAGCCTTAGTGTTGATGATGTCTTTATCCAAAACACCTCCAGCAACTGAGTCAGCCGCAGCGTTAGCAATTGTTCCGTGAATAGCATCTGTAGCAGCAGGCGAGATTGTCACGATGTTGTTACCATCAGCTCCAATGTTACGAACTAAAAAGCTCATACCAAGATTTGAAGCATCGATAGCTGGCAAAGTGATTGTCAACGCATCTGTTCCTACATTATACTCTTTTCCTGAATCCTTTGCAGTTAGCGTAACATCTGCTGTTACCTCCGTAGCTAATACTGCAAATCCTCCTTCGATTTCCTGAGATTCTACCTCACCGTTTACTTGTGCATTATAAATTTTCATAATCCTCTAAATTAAGTTGTTAAACCTTTGATTTTTACAATGTCATTTGCACGAGTAGTTAAATCGCTATTGTAACGATATACTACGTAGAAACGTAACCATACAGCCATCTCCTCGAAGTGAGTCATCTGAAGGTTAGAATCTGTACCTGAAGTAATCAATGCAGTTGCATCAGTCGCTTCGTTGTTCGTGAAAATGTTAGCTCTCATTCTACAGAATGGAAGCTCCATATCTGAAATGCTCCACTCTTTACCAGCAAAACGAGTTCCTGCACGGAAATCCGTTGGGAAGTTCTCGTACATTCCAATAGATCCATCTCTCATGAAGTACCCGTTGAATATGTCAGAACCAACAGAAATGTTTTTAGTCTGGTGGATACGATCCATTCCTAAGAATCCAAGAGCTGCAAGGTTCTTTTCGTTGTTAGGACCATACTTCAACATCTCTCCCATTTGTCTAGCCATACCAGCACGAGAAGTTACAATTCTGTAGCTTCCTCCTAGCTCGTTAGCTTCCATAAGCTCTGAAAGAGAATAGAACATCGTTTCGTTCTGAGCAGCAAGATCAACTTCAAGTGTATCTGTACCAGCATCAAAAGCGTAAGTACCTGTACCTGTAGACACTTGTGCAGTGTAATCAAGTAATTGAGTCTTACGAGTTTCGATAACTGTAGATAGAACACTTTCCATCTCGTTACCCATCGCATAAGCAATGTTCTTCATTTTCTCACGAATAGCAAACTCTTGATCGAGTTGGTTATTGTCGTAAGCCGCTGGATAGTGACGGAATCCTGAGAATACGTTATACGGTTGGAAGAAATACGTGTCAGTCTCTTCCAAGTTTGCAGGAATTGAAAATCCTGGAGACTGATTCACTACTACCTGTTGATCCTTGATAACAGGTATATCGATGTTACGTAAAGACGATAAGCTCGCCATACGCTCTCGACCTGATGGTGGAATATATTCTGCTGTCGCTGGTGTACTTTCTTTTACAGCGTCAACCAAACCAAGTTCTGCAAATCTTTTTTCGTTTGTTGCATCAGTTGGTTGCAAATCATTCCACAAAGTTGCGTTAATAAACGTCATTTTGAATAATTTTTAGTTAATAAATAATTTTCTTAGCGGTCTTTCGCTGTTAGGGAATTATTTTGAAAGCCCCTCTTTAGCTTTTTTATGTAATTCAGCAAATCTTTTTGCTCTATCATTACTCGTCTTTGATACTCCTTGCTTATCTAAGTACTCATTAATCAACTTAGATAGCTCTGAACTTGTCGCATTAGTAGGAACTGCAAATGGTAATCCGTCAATTTTCTTTTCAGATACCGCTTTACCAGGAAAACCTTTACCACCTTCGTCCTTTTTTGCTTCAAGTAGCGATTGGATCTCTTCGCTTTCTTTAACTAGATCAGAAAGAGGTTTAGTCTTATACTGATTCTCTTTATCGATTGCTTTCCATTCACCTTCAACATTCTCGATGTTGTACTTTTCTTCGATAGACTTAACAAAGTTATCCCACTTTGCTTGAACCTCATACTTGTTAGCACTCTCTGGGAAGTTTGGTCTAATCGAAGTGTAAGCCATTTGCTTTTTCAAGCTTAAATGCTCTTGATTTAAGTTCTCAAACTTCTCTTTGAATCCTGCTGATTCTTCAAGTTCTGCTACTTTAGCCTTATATGTATCCAACTCCTCTTTGAGTTTAGAACCATCTTTAACGCCTTTGATCTTCTCTTCATAGTCGTTTTTCAATTTGTCTAACTCAGTTTGTTTGTTAGATAAAAAGGATTGTCCGCTTCTTGAAAAATAATCAGCAAGCTTTTCACCTTTTTCACGTTCAATACCTGTTTCCTTTTGAACTTTCTCAGCAGCTCCAGATAAAATACCTTCAGCATATTTGTTGCCATTCTCCTTTAATTCGTCATCCCATGACTTTTGTAGGTTTGCAACTTGATCAGCACCGAAAGTGTTTATCTTTTGTACTTGTTCTTCAGAAAGCTCTAGCTCCTTACTTAGTTCTTGATTGATTTTAAAACTCATAGTCCTTTATGTTTTATAAGGTTTGTAATTACTTTTTCTTTTCGATGGCCTCTTTAAGCTTATCGATTCCTAATCTACCATCTGGCTCAGCACCGTACAATTCTTTGAACTCAGCTCTTAAATCTTCTAATTCTGAGCCTTTGTCTTCAGAATCCACCTTATCAGAATCATCTTCTTTTACTTGTTCTTTATACTTAGCTTTTTGCGGTTTAGAAGGCTTATCATCTTCTTTCTTAGACTCTTCTTTTTCAGCAAGCAACTTTTGAAGCATTTCATTTTGCTTTCTAAGTTCTTTAAGCTCTTCGCTGTCTCCAGTTTTATCAACCTTTTTAACAGGCTCAAGAATCTCTTTAATTTCTGATTCGATTACAGACTTCATTTTAGAAGTAACATCTTTATGAACAGGACGATTGTTTTCGTCTCTTTTCTCAATCTCAGTAACTTTCAATACCTCAAAATGACCGTAACCATTACGGATTAATTGCTTTTTGAAATTCTTCCACTCGATTGTACCGTGTGAAATCTTTAAGCTATCTTTTTCAGACGCAACTTTACCATTTCCATCGTAAACCAGTTTCCCTGATTTACCTAATCGGTACAAATTAAGCTGCACCGTCTTCACTTTCTGACTCATAACTGTCTTGTAGTATTAAATTATTAATTAAGTTATTTATTGTAATGATCTTTTCAGCTTCTGGAGCTTCACCCATAGATTGCCAAAAAGAATATATATTACCGTAATTTGCTTCAAATAGGTCTATCCAATATGTAAACCTAGTTTGTAGTTGAAAGACATATCTCGACACCATCTGGTTGTCTACAGCCAAAACAAATTGTGTGTGATCACAATAAGGCTGAAGCATATACAGTATCTTTTCGCGGGCTGCTTTCTCTCTATTGAATTTATTGTTGATACTTGACAATCGTATCAATAGGTTTTTAGTCTCAATAGGATTTGGAGAAGCTTTTATCATCTGGTAGATATCTTCTTTTGTTTCAAGAAAGAAATCAGACCCAAAGAATAGGTCTATTTTAACCGAATCTTCACCATATATTAAAGAGTATGCTTTCTTTTCGGAGCAAGTAACAGTCTTTGTAAGCATACTTGAAACTCTTCTTAGCTTATCCTGCTTAGATACATAAGACTTTGATACTTGTTTTTCATTTTTAGCAGCTTCATTTGCTTCTTGGTAGTCTCCAATTACGATTCTCAATATAGACTGCTCAATATCTTTTATCCTATTGCTAAGGTATTCTAACGACTCAACTGGTAGAAAATGGAACTTAATAAAAGACTCTACAGCTTTCATGTCTATAGATCCATCATCTTTAAGCATCATTGGAACTTCAGTAATAGTACCTGCCTGAAGAACATTTCCTTTTCCAGCTGTTTCTTTACCTATTTCATTTCTTCGTCCACCAACTAGGTTAGCACTCATTTGAACATCAGAACCATCTGTGTTCTTGTGATCATCATCGACACCCTCTTCTCTAGTCTTTAGCTTTGTAACAGTAGGAATTGCTCCATTTGGCTCAGTCATACGTTGAAGAGTCTTCATAAACACGTATTCTTCAAGCTTTTCTCTAACCTTTGAGAAAATAGAATAACGTGAAACGCTGTCACGATCATCACCAAAAGGAATTGGACTAACAAAATCACATGGGCAATACTCTGAATTATGCTCTACTTCTATAATTGGAATCTCGCTACCTTCTTTGTAGAACTTGAAATACTCATCATCAATGTAAATAACACCATCTAATTCTGATTCTTCGTGATCTACATATCCAGTAAATGCTATTTGCTTTATTTCTCCACAAACAACATTAATAGACTGAACGTTTTCAATCGATACTAGGTATCTCTTAAACTCTCCATCGTCCGTTGGTTGACTAACAATTATATCGTTATACCGATACATCAACCAATTAAATACATCTTGATAGAACTCATCTTTGTTGTATTCGTCCTTATCGATCTTGTCTCCATTGATGTAGTAGTCGAAGTATGAATCCTCTGCATGGAATACACGCTCTAATTCTGGAACTACTGTCTCACTAACTAAAGTGGATGAAACCAAAGGGAAGCGCAAGTATTTAGTAAAAGAAAGGAAGTTGTCCGTTTTGAATATAGTCTTAACAAAGTTCAGTAGGTAGTCATCTGTGATGTAATCACGGTTTGCAAAGTTTTCGAAGTACTTAATAGATGTACTTTCTTGAATATGGGAAACTACTAATTGCTTCAACTGTTTTTGTTGAGCACAAGCTTTATTAAGATCTGCTGAATTATAACCGCGCTTTACGAACTCGTAAGACATTCTTTTCTTTTATAAATTTACCAGTCCTTTGGTTATTTAATTCAAAATTACTAATTATTTACTTAAATATGTACAAATATTTAAATTAAATAAAAAAACACCCTCTTGCTAAGTAATAGACTTGTCTAACACATATATTGTCTTTCAACTCACTTATTACCTTGTCATAAGCTTCTCTTGTGTAATTCATATTTACTGCTAAAATTCAAAATTTTAACTGGTTTTATTGCATTATATCAAAACAATTCACAGTGAATACAGCGAATCTAAATTGACCTTCTTCTTCAGTATAGAAGTCTTTAATTGTTGCACTCACGCGGTTGAACTCACTTTGTAAAGTCTTTTGAGTAACCTTATATGCTATTTGCTTTGGCAGATTAGCCTTAACTAGAATAGTTGATAATGATCCAGGCACTTCGTAGTTAGCTTCTTCGATTCCCATATCTGATAGGATCTCTTTTATTGATTCTAAATCGTTCATGTTTTTTCTTGCTAATTTAACAATATTCATTCGGCAATCTATCTTTTACACTTATCCACTACATCTCTTTTAGTTTTTAACTATTGCTATTATCACTATAACGACATAAAAAACAAACCCTAAAAATGCTGCGATTTTATTTTCGTCATAATATGAATCACCTCAAAAGTAGCTCATATCACTTGTATTTTGCTTTTTTAAATTCTCTATCTAAAAATGATGAGATTTCTGACTTACTAAAACTATGTCCTGACAACTTAGCTTTGATCATTCTAATAGATTCGTTTAAGTCTTTTAATTCGTTATCTAAATATACATCAGTGTCAACCTCTGAAGCATGTAAATTAGCATTCTTTTCTACTGCAATATAATATTTCATATCGTTATTGTTTTGTTAATCTCCTTGATAACCATGAGAAAGTGATTTGTATACTTTTGGTGTTAAATTAGGTTTACTAGACTTTGGTAGTGACTTATTTAAAACTTCATCTTTCCAAACCTTGTTGTAAAACACTCCAGCCTTTTTACATACACTCATCAAATAAGAATGAGAACAAATATCGTTCTTTAAACGATTCTCTATTACATTCTGATTGTTCAACCCTTTACCCTGAATTGCTTCTAAAAGCTTATTCTGATCTATTGTGCTCACGTTTTCCATATCATTTGTTTTTTAATATAATTTACAAGCTCTTGATAGCCTCGATGTGATCAGATCCATATTGAGTAATAAGAAAGTTTATAACTCCTTCGTTATCTTCTTTAACTTTCTCTATCCAATTCTCTACTGTACATCTATTATTGTTTTCATAGTAGTAATAAGAAATTGCTATTCTGTATAATTTGATTAAAGCTTCTATTTTTTTCATATCATTTGTTTTGTTGTACACTACGAATATACATAAATTATTAACACTGTAATAGAGAATATCAAAAAAGTTTTGTTTTTTTTTAGAAGTCATTCAAAGCTCTACGTAGTCTCCTGCACATTATCAACCAGGATTTGTGCTCTGATTCGTTTCTTACTGGTGCATCTATCATTTGTTGAGCTGCACTACCAGCGTCTGCGTGATCGAAATGTATTGATTTAACACGTTTTCCTTTGTGATCACGAGCTATCTCTTCTAGGAACTCTAGAGCTTTCTTGTTCTTTTTAATATCTTATCTTATTGAAACTTTAAAGTTAGCTCTCTGCCAACTCATGTGGCCATAGCGTGCAGCATCACAAAAGTGATCATCACATTTGTCATCAGGAGTATTTATCTCAATACCGTTTATTTCTTTCCAAATATAGTTTTCGAACTCAGCAATAATAGCATCATCAAGTATTTTATTGCCTGATTTAACTATATTAATCCTTTTCTTCTTCATGGATCCTAACCAGAACGTTATTGATTTAGTCTTTGAAACTTTGGATATCTTCCAACCACGTTGGAACAATTCTGATACCATCTTTACAACACCATGCTTACCACTAACGTATCTATCAGCTGAATCAGCAATAACCATATCTTGGCCTTTAATACCTTTAGCTTTAAACGCTTCATGTAGAGTTTCTGAGTTATCTATAGGTTCATAAATCATTGGCATGATATAGATGTCATCTTTTGTCTCTGCATATTTAACAAGAGCGTTAGGATCATTAGTAAAGCCAAAATCATTACAAAATATGTGGCCAATATTAGGGAATTCATCAACAATATTAAACCTCTTGAAGATCCTTCCTTTCATTGCTCCTCTTAAACCCAATCCATATACTCTCCAATATTCTTCATCTGCAGTACCTTGATCAATGTTAGTTGGATGAGGTGGTGGCTGGTTATCATTGCTAATTGGTTGGTAATTGTAGAATATCTCATCATCAATAACATCGTAGCTTCCTGGTAGCCATGGTTCAGCTGATAATATCTCAGCTTTTTGAGCAGGTGGGCAATATTGATTATCTAAGAAAGTAGTACGTAAATAACATGCATCAGCACGCTTTAATACCTTGTCGTAAAACCAATGTTTTGTGAATGCTGGGTTATAATCACAGTAAACAGCGATAGAGCATCTTGATATCAATTGTTTAAATACGTGTTCGGATATACCAAATAAGACCTCGTTAAAATATAAATAGTCTGAACCAGCACCTAACTTCTTACCTATCTTGTCTGCACCTATGAATGTAATACGAGCATTACCTATCTTAAAGCTCTTTACTTCTTCTTTCTCATGAAATGGATTTTGTAGATCGAAATGATCAAGTCTCTCTTTATAATCCTTGTATAAAGTGGTCTTGAACTCAGCGTATGTTTGTCTAACTATGAATATCGTTCGTGGAGGCTCGTATAGTCCTATTCTAATAGTTTCATCTACGATTGATATTGTCTTACCTGAACGTGCAGAGCCCTCTAAGGTTTCAATCTTTGTGCCCTCTATGAGTTCTCCATCACTATTGTACTTACGCTTTGACCTTTGTTTTTGTAGAAAAGTGTAGTTCTTAGTGTGTGATTCGTGATCAATAGCTTTTAAAGACTCTCTACGTTGATAGATTTCTTCCTCATGTATAAGCCTCTCCAGCTCTATTAGCTCTTGATCTGTTAAAGACATTATTTACCCATTTTAGCTTTTAACTCAGCTAATTTCTTTTGTCTTTCTTCTGGTGACAATGATAGAGTGCCATCAGTATTACTTAGATCGAGTTTATTCTGATCAATCCAACCCATGTTTTTTAGTGCAAAAATAGCACCTGTAGTGTTACCTACTTGCAGTAATTCTTCATAATGTTTCTCAATGAAAAGACGAGCTTTTTTTATAATGTAACTAAACTCATCTTTGTTCTCTAGATGATAAAATGCTTGTCTAGTCTCAAAACCTAAGTAAATACATAGCCCTGTGATTGTTGGTACAGCGACTTTTACTAACTCTCTGTTGTCACCTCGACCAATAATAACTTCTTTCTCTTCAACTCCATTTCTAAAGTACTCATTTATCTTGTTTAGTAATGCTTTAGCAGTTTTATACTTTGGTGGTCTACCAGAGTTCCCTATTGCGTATTTATTTCCTTTTGGTGCAGCCATAGTCCTTTATGAATTTAAAATAAAAATACAAAATATTTAACTAACATAAGAGGGAGGTTTTTTATGTCTCCCTCTAAATCTAATTACTTCTTACCTTTCTTTTTAGGTTTCTCGTCTTTGGCTTCCTCTACTTCGTAGATTTCAGTAACAATAACAGAGTCTTCTAAGTATTTAGGAGTGATAAACTTCACTTGACCTCCTTGAACAAATGTTATCGGTATTGGTCTTTCTCCGTGAACGATTAATTTTTTGATGTTTTCAATCTCATCGACTCTAGATTGATCAAAGTCTTCATCACTTGTTAGTGCTAGACCTTGGTGTACTAATGTAATCTTCAACTTTTTCATTGTGTTATGTTGTTTGTTTGTTTACTCTGTACTTTACCCTACGGTTTAAGTTTTTACGTCTTTCTTCACATTTCTTGCAGTCTCCTACTAATTTATCTAGTCCTGTGTTAACTGTAAACCATTTAATCGTGTCTCCTAGACCTTCTTGAGCCATAACTACATTCTTGATTTTTTCATAATTAAATAATTTTCGCTAGATATCCTTGAATGCCACCTGACACATCTGTGTTAACCGCTGAACCTATTGCCCTAAGCCTAACATCTGAATTTGGAGGTACTATAAAATATGGTTTAAATGGGTGTTCACCTCTTGATGATGATGATGAAGAAATATTAGGTGCCTGTCTAAAAACTTTACCTTTATTCCTAACTTCTAAAATAACTTCGGCAAATGCATTT